CCCAGGCCATGGCTAATGCGGCCGTCAATGCTAAAAAGCAGGCCAACCCCGACATGACTCGTAGTGAAATAAAGAAACTCAGTCAACAAGAGTTAACCAAGGCACGTGCTACTGTCGGAGCCAAGAGGGAGACTATAAAGATTAACGACCGTGAATGGGAAGCCATTCAAGCCGGCGCTATCAGCGAAAATAAACTCATGCAGATTCTTAACAACGTAGACATAGACGATCTTAGACAACGAGCTACACCAAAAACCACTACATCTTTAAGTACTGCTAAGATTAATCGAATCTCATCCATGAAAGCTTCTGGTTACACAACTAAAGACATAGCCAATGCTCTTGGCGTATCGACGAGCACAGTATTAAAATACTTGAAAGGAAAGGAGTGATCTGTTTATGAAAAGCAGACATATGTTAACAACGTTTGACAATCCTTACAATCCATTCGAACAGTTCACTTCTTGGTTCTTGTTCGATGTAGAAAAAGGTTATGATTCTTGTGCTTACTTAGGAAGAATTGCTAGAACCTCAGATCAATTATCAGAAGAAGAAAACGATTTGGAAGTTGAAAGAGCAATTGATGAAATCATCAAATACGATTTCAGAAACATCTACAAGAAGGTCACAAGGCAAGATACTAATACCTAAATACGGCAAACTTACCATGGATGATATAGGGGGGGTGTCGCTAAAACTGCACCCCCTCCGTCATCGCGCGCCTCATAAAAAAATCCCCGGGGGTATATTTTAGGGTGCGTTCTACCTTCTGCATAGCATTTACACGAGCTCACAAAGTTGATTGCTTCATTTCTTTCTTTCTCTCCTTTCAAAAGGTTTTGGTCAGCTTTGTGAGTTCTTTTAAATGCTATGTAAAACTTTATATTACCCCCATGAAACACAATAAGAACTATACTATATTTTACCGAGAGGAGGCAGTAAGGATGAAGAAAGCTAAGGCTGTAACCTCTTCCAAGTCTTCGAGAAAGATGAGACCGGCTTTAACGCCAGAGGCCAGAGAGAATCAGATGATATCCTTGGCTGTGGATCTTGCTGAACAGCAGTTGCGAGACGGCACTGCTTCTTCTCAGGTCATCACTCATTATTTAAAGCTTGGGTCAACTAAAGAAAGAATCGAAAAAGAAATTCTCGAAAAACAAAAAGAGTTGATTGAAGCAAAAACACAATCGTTACAGTCGGTGCAAAGAATTGAAGAACTTTATACGAATGCTCTTGATGCTATGAGAAAATATAGTGGACGAGGAAGTTCAGATGATTAATAAGATGCGCCTCGACTGCATCTTTATTTAACGGAGGTAAGCAAATGCACGATTGGAAGAAAACAGCAAAACAAATGTACAAAAATCATACTTCATATAAAAAGATTGCAGTTCGGGTCAATAAAACAGAAGACGAGGTTCGAGAATTTATAAAAAGTGAAAAAGCTAAACAATCCGAAAAACCCGCTGCAAAAAACAAACCCAATAAATTTACGGTTTTCGAAAATTTAGCTCCCACGACACATACTCAAGAATGGAGCGGCACTCGCGTTCTTTCTTTTGGATTGATTAGTGATACGCATATAAATTCCAAATACACTCAACTTACATATCTTCGAAACTTTTATGAGATTTGTTCTCGAAGAGGTATTAAAGATATTTATCATGCAGGAGACATAGACGAAGGTGAACAAATGAGAACCGGCCACCAGTACGAATGTTATACACAAGGCGCTGACGATCACATAAATGAAATCGTAACAAATTATCCTCGTTTCGACGAACTCACAACACACTTCATTACTGGGAATCATGACTCTAGTATTTATAAGAGATGTGGCGTCGATATTGGTAAAATCATATCCATGAAACGAAAAGACATGAAGTATCTTGGAAGAGATTGTGCGAGAATCGAAATTACTCCTAATTGTATTCTTGAATTGCGTCACCCTTGGGATGGGACAGCCTATGCCCTATCTTATAAACCACAAAAGATGATCGACGGAATGGAAGCAGATAGTAAACCTAATATTCTAGCAATAGGGCATTATCACAAACTTGAATATTTGTTCTATAGGAACGTTCATTGTTTTCAGGCAGGATGTTTCCAAACACAAACTCCGTTCACAAGAGGCAAAGGTATAAGTGTACATCTTGGAGGGTGGATCATAACTATCGAGGTTGACAAAAGAGGTTATATTCAGAGGATCATTCCTGAAATGATTCCTTTCTATAAAGGTATCAACTCGGACTATAAAAATTGGAACCGGAGTTCAAATGATTAGGACTTATTCAGAGCTATCCAAGTTGAACACTTTTGAGGAACGATATCGATATTTAAAACTTACCGGAGTTGTTGGTGAAGAAACTTTTGGGTTCGACAGATATCTAAATCAAATTTTGTATACGTCCGACGAATGGAAACAATGTAGAAGTGGTATTATCATACGGGATAATGGATGTGATTTAGGTTGCGAAGGATTCGAGGTTCATGGGAGAATTTTAATCCATCATATTAATCCCATAACTGTTGACGACATAGTTAATCGAAACCCGAAAGTATTTGACCCAGAGAATTTAATTCTCACATCCCATAATACCCACAACGCAATACACTATGGCGATGAAAACTTATTAATCAAAGCGCCGATTGAAAGAAGTAAAAATGACACTTGTCCTTGGAGGCAAAAATAAAAGGAGGAAGCAATAAATGTACCAGAACGACACTGTTAACGATACGTATGTATCCGAAACTCACGACGAGTCAGAAGAGATTAAAATCGGTCTCGTGTCGAATTGTAAGAAACTTAATGTTCGTGAAAGACCAACCGTTCATGCCCCAGTCGTATGTGAAATTGTTTGTCAGACAGAGCTCATGATTGATGAAAAAGAATCAACCGAAGAATTCTATAAAGTTTGCACAGCAGCCGGTATTGAAGGATTCTGTATGAAAAAATTTATTGCGATTCAACCGTAAAGGAGGATTACTATGGAGAGTATACTGACATCGATCAAGAAGCTTCTCGGAATTGCGGAAGAGTATACGCACTTTGATACGGATCTCATTATGCACATTAATTCTGTACTATCCATCTTAACTCAGATTGGTGTCGGCCCCTCTGAAGGTTTCTCGATCAAAGATAAGAACAACGTATGGGAGGATTTCATTACTGAAGATTCCAAGTTGGAATTAGTAAAATCTTATATCTATATGAAAGTTAAACTCCTCTTTGATCCTCCTCTGAGTTCCGCTGTAATTGAATCTACAAATCGAATGATTTCCGAGCTTGAGTGGAGAATCCAAGTCGCAGTAGATCCTGTAAAAACAATTGAAGAGGAGGCAAATCAAAATGAATGATTACTTAAAACACTACGGTATTCTTGGAATGAAATGGGGTGTTCGAAGAACTCCTGCACAGCTCGCGAGAGCTAGAAAACCAAACAAAGATCACCCCGATTATACCAAAGCACATACGAAGAAAAGCGCTAGGCAAATGAGTGATTCGGAATTGAGAGAACGGAATACCCGTCTTCAAATGGAGAACCAATACTCTCAATTAAAAAGAGATCAAAACTTAATTATTAAAGGTTCCAACTATGTGGCAGCCAGTGCCGCAGTATTAGGCACAGCAGTTACCCTTTATAACAATTCCGATAAACTGGTTTCGATTGGAAAGAAGTTTGTTGATGTTATTAAGAAAATAAAGGGATAAGGAGAATTAAATATGGCATTATCAAACACTGCCGTTCCAAAATATTACGGCATGTTTAGGGATGCCGTAATCCGAGGGGAGATTCCTGTATGTAAAGAAATCTCTATGGAGATGAATCGTATCGATGACCTCATTGCCAACCCCGGAGTTTACTATGATGACCAAGCAGTCGAAGGTTGGATTAATTATTGTGAATCCGAATTAACTTTAACCGATGGCAGCGACGTATACTTGTTAGACAGTTTTAAGTTATGGGGCGAACAGATTTTTGGTTGGTATTACTTTGTTGAAAGAAGCGTTTATGAACCAAATCCAGACGGACACGGCGGACGCTATGTAAAGAAGACTATCAAGAAACGTCTAATTAATAAGCAGTATCTTATTGTTGGAAGAGGAGCTGCTAAATCTCTATACGATTCCTGTATTCATTCGTATTTCCAAAACGTCGATACTACAACAACTCACCAAATCACAACTGCCCCAACAATGAAACAAGCCGAAGAAGTAATGTCACCCATTCGTACCGCTATCACTCGATCAAGAGGTCCTTTGTTTAAATTTCTAACAGAAGGCTCATTACAAAATACCACTGGATCTAAAGCTAACCGAGTGAAGTTAGCCTCCACAAAGAAAGGTATTGAAAATTTCCTTACCGGTTCCTTGATAGAGATACGTCCGATGTCTGTTTCTAAACTTCAGGGATTAAGACCAAAAGTGGCCACTATTGACGAATGGCTTTCCGGAGATATACGAGAAGATGTTGTCGGTGCAATTGAGCAGGGTGCTTCTAAAGTTGATGATTATCTAATCATTGCGACTAGTTCAGAAGGTACGGTTCGTAATGGTAGCGGAGACACAATCAAAATGGAGTTGATGGACATTCTCAAAGGAGACTACATCAATCCACATGTTTCTATTTGGTGGTATAAACTCGATTCGATCGATGAAGTCTCTGATCCACGAATGTGGGTCAAGGCTAATCCCAATCTTGGAAAGACCGTCAGCTATGAAACTTACC